TTAATTATGTGGGTAACTTTAGTTAGAATATTACGTATTATGAAACAAATAGGATTCCAAAAAGTATATAAGTGGAACACTTCACTAGGTTTAATCCAGACGTCTTTTACGACTGAGCCTGTAATAGTTACAGCTAGGTCTACGTCTTCTTCGACCACAACCAGTTATAATACTGTGGTTTCTACTCCATACACAACGTTTACAACTACTTTTTCTACTGGATATAGTAATAGCACAAGTCATAGTACTACTACGACTTGGGCAACCGCTGTTAATACAACACACACGGTTTCTACTACCAGGAATACAACTGAATCTTATTCTAGAAGCACCTCTAGATCAACAGCTTATAACACATCTAGAAGTACAGCTTATACTACTTCCTACACAAACAGTAGATCAACAAGTCGCGGAACATCTAGAGGTACATCATACAGTACATCTAGAAGTACATCATATAGTACAGGTGTTAGTGTATCAACTTCAAGAAGTACAAGTTACACTACTTCTTATACGGAAACTTACAGTACAGCTGTTAGCCGGTCAACTTCTAGAACCACATCACGGTCTACCACTAGTGGTGGTGGGGGTGGCCCACCTTTAGGCGGTGGTGGGTTTTGTGTAGTAGAAGGTACTCTAGTAAATATAAGTGTTTCTGAAGCAGTGCCTGTTGAAACTCTTGCAATAGGTAATACACTATTATCAAAAGCCGGAGCTTTCAATACAGATGATGAGCAAGAGATGCATGATTTCCGGGAAAGAGCTTTAGATGGTGAGGCCACAACTACTACTTTAGTAGGTTTAAACAAATATAAGAAAACAAATATTATAGATATAAACAACGGCCTTTTAAGAGCTACTAGTGATCACCTTATGCTTGTAAGAACAACTTATGGAGAAGAAGGAAGAACTAGAAGATGGAGAATAAGACCTTTGTATTTTTGTCACATAGGGGATCATTTTATGGATGTTAATGGTGAATGGATTGAGATTGTTTCTTCCGAAGAGCTTACGGGAGAGTTTGATGTGTGGGAGATAGATACAGAACCTGCGGATGTTTTCTATGCAGGAGGGATTCTGAATCACAACCACCAAATAAAAGAATAACGATATGCCAAATACTTACTGGACAACAACATGGACAACTAGCTTTAACAGAGCTACCACCCGGACTACATCAAATTCCACTTCTAGATCAACATCTTATAATACAACAAGCAGCGCGAGCACATCAAGAAGTACTTCTTATAATACATCTCGAACCACATCATATACCACAAGCTATACTACTTCTTGGGCAGGGTCAAACTCTACATCAAGAAGTACAGCTTATGGTACATCAAGAAGCACGGCTTATACAACTAACTGGACTTCTACGTGGGCTACGTCATATGTTTCATCATATACAGTTGAAACGTCAAGAAGCACATCTTCTTCAACGACTACCGCTTATGTTACAAATTTTGATATAAGCACTAGTCAAAATACAACATTATATACAAACACAGATAGAGGCACAAGCACTACTACTGTTACTACTTGGAATACAGACGTAAATACAACATATCCACAAACAACTATAGTTACAAATACAGCAACAGAAAGAGAAACAGACTTTTATCAATAATTAAATTAAATTAAAAATATGGCTTGCAAAGTAAACCATGAACGAATTGACACTTATTGTGCAGCACCATTTTTATCGCCAGCAATAACACCTGATGGTTTTAAAATGTGTTCTTCCCCAGCATCTAAGTCATTTCCAAACGTTGAATTTTGGAATGAAGAGTACATGCAGAATATCCGGGAGCAGTGGTTAAATGATATTGTTCCTGATGATTGCGAAGACTGTTATTTAAACGCTAAGCCTGTACAGGGAACTAAAACTATACCAGTCAAAAGTAAAATAGTACCATTAAATTTTGAGCATTTATATTTGGCTAGATCCAATAGATGTGATTTAGCGTGCGAAATGTGCTCAGCTACTATATCTCATACTTGGGATAAAGTTTGGGGAGATGGAAAAGTTGGTATAATTGATAATGACTTTGACCTAACGCCTTATTTAAAGGACACAAAAAATATAGCTATTTCAGGAGGTAACCCGGTCTTAGATCCTAAAATCAATAACATTATAGATGGGTTAGATAACAATAAAGTAAAACGATTTTTAATAACTAGTAATGGTTCAGTTTTTCCTGACAGAATGTTGAATAAAATACTAGATAAAAAATTAAAATGCGATGTACTATTAATATTTTCTATTGACGGACCAAAAGCTTTTAATGAAAAAGCTAGACTTGGAGCTAAACAAGAAAGAATATATAAGACAATAAACAAAGTAGTAGAAAAAACGAAGCATGTTGATAATGTAAGAATTTGTATAGAAACTACTGGGACGAACCAGTCTGTTCTACATTTAATAGAATTATACGAAGAGGTACTAGTAAACCTAGATATGCAAGGTAAAGACGGACCTTATATGATTGGTAACGTATGTTGCTACCCAGATAACTTAGCACTACACAATGCAGATGAAAAGACTTGGGCATTTATGGAAGGTGAGCTGTTTAGGTTCTTTATAAAAAAACAAAATCCATTAGCAGATCAGTTTATGGCAATGGTTAATAACTTCTGCCATGTTGTTGCTAAAGCTAGGCAAAGGAACAACAAGTAAAATTAAATTTAATTAAATACAATAAATATATGGAAATGTTTAATCCAGAGGTCTTAGACGAAAGACTAGGCCCGGACTTGCTAAAAGCAAAAAACTTACATAAATTAGAACACGTTGAAAGGTACTTGCTCAATAAAATTAAAAACACATATAAGTGGGAACATTCATATGACGTTATAGCTAACGAGCCTCCTTATTTTAAAACAATGGGTTACACAGAATACGCTACAAATTTAATTCTCCAACCACTAACATTATCACTTCGAGATGATCAGATAATAGACGCTTACTATGATGACAGCTCTGAGGTACTAAATTATGGACAGCTTCTTAGAGATAACGTAAACAATAAGCTTGCTAATAAATATCAAAAAAGAAAAGAGACTACGGAACAATATCCAATAAAAAAAGCTTTAGTGGTTTTGCCCGGATCCAATAAGATTAAAAAAAACGTGTGCCTGAATAAGTTAAAAGATATAGCTAGGTCATATGGAGATAATGTTAATTTTAAACCTCATCCAATAACTACTCATGCAGTTATCGGTGAACTTAAAGATTTATTTGGTGAAGATTGTATGCTACCAAGGGATGCTGATATGTACTCTTATTTAGTTGGTGCAGATAAAGTATTTACAACACACATGAGTGAAAGTGCTGTTTATGCATTAGCTCTTGGAAAAGAAATTGAGCCTATTGATGTCCACAACCGGGTTGAAGGATCCTCTTATTATAGTATAAATAAAATGTTATTTAGAAAACAGGAAGAGGGCGATATATTAATAAATAAAATATTTTCAAGTTATAAGTCAGGTATTATAAATGTGGATATTGATGACAACTGGAAAGAAAAGATCGACAAGTATCTGGAGTATGCAAACTCTTATAGACAAGCTTGTAAGGGGTGGTATATTATAAAGGATAAAAAAGATGAGCAAGAAAAAGTTTAAAGACACTGACGTTGGGAAGTTTTTATTACAAAAAATTCCTAGTGTTGTTGGTGCCATAGCAGGGGACACCCCCGTAGGGAATGTTATCAAAGCCATTATTGGTGGATCTGGCATGCCTGCAGAAGATAAAGAAATTGCTCTTAAAAAATTAGAGCAAGAGATACACGAGTTTGACGGTATAACCAGACGTTGGGTAGCAGACTCTAGGAGCGGTTCCTGGCTTGCTTCTAATGTTCGTCCACTTACATTAGTCTTTCTTACAGTCGCATTTGTTGCTGGCTGGGGACTACAACTTGAATCGTTAGATACGGTCAAGGAATTATTAACTATCGTTTTTATAGGTTACTTTGGTTCTCGAGGTGCTGAAAAAATAATGGGAGACAACAAGCATAAATGACATTTACAGATTTAAAAGTATACGGATTGAATTCAACAGCATTAGTTGCTAGCACACAGGAAGTAGCTCTAAACCCAATGCTACAGGCCGCAGTATTGATATTAACTATAATTTATACCAGTATAAATATATATAAAAAAATATATAATAAATGAAATTAAAATACTTCAACGACAAGGATGATTTTAAAGGGAACATGGATAAAATGAATCCTCTTTTATTAGGTAAGCTGGACGCTTTAAGAAAAGAATATGGGTTTCCCATAATTATAAATTCTTCTTATAGAGCACCAGAACACCCTATAGAAGCTGCTAAAGCTAAGCCAGGCGAACACGCTCATGGTGCAGCCGTAGACATAAAGTGCGTTGGAGGTGAAGCTACCTTTTTATTAGTTAAAGCAGCTATTAAAATAGGTTTTACTAGAATAGGAATTTCCAGAAAAAGTGGGTTTATACATTTAGGTATTGGCTATCCAGGTGCTCCACCTACTACTATATGGACATATTAAAACAAATAGAATGAAATTAATTAGAAAAATAAGTATAGGTCAAGACTATAAGAATGAAGCTATGCACTATGCTGTTGGGCAAGAGGTTTATGGTGGTCATAAGATATGTGACATTATAGAGGAAGAGGGTTCGTATAACATATACATTGAGAAGAAAGGGTCACAGCTACCTTGGAAAAATTTTAATAGCAATATGGCTATATCAATAGAATACAATTTAGATTATTAAATGAGATCACTATACAATTATATTATATCAACAACCGATCGATACGATAATAAAGTGTCTATCGATAACAAAGAGTTAATTCTTAATACAGAGGTAACAGAAAGAGATTATATGTTTGTCAATAGAATAGGAACAGTATTAAACGCTCCTATTAATTTAAATACTCCTATAAAACCCAACGACGAAGTTATTGTACACCATAATGTATTTCGCAGGTGGTACGATGTAAGGGGTAAAGAAAGAAATTCAGGAAATTATGTGGATGAAAATAAATACACAGTTGCACCTGACCAAATATTTGCATACAAACAAAATGGAAAATGGCATTGCCTAAATCAATATTGTTTTGTAGAGCCTATTGAAAACAGCGACATGTGGAGCACCAAGAGTGAACAAAAACTAATTGGAAAGCTAACATATATAAACGACTACTTAAGCTCCTTAGGATTAGCCTGTGGAGATATTGTTGGGTTTACACCTGAATCAGAATACGAATTTAACATAGAAGATAAAAAATTATATAGAATTTTATCAAAAGACATCACTATCAACTATGGATATAAAGAAAACAAAGCTACTACTACTTGAAGCCGCTGAAAATTCAATCAACGAGCTTATAAAAGTAATGAATAAAAAAATGAACTCTGACGAGATAGACCCCGAAAAGGTTAAAGTATCTGCTTCAGCTTATAGACTTGCAATGGATGACGCAATGGCTATGATAGATAAAGTAGAAGAACTTAAAGCAATAGGGAAGAACACTAAAGACACTAACAATGACTTTTTTGGTGTTGAGTCTCAAGTTAAATAATGTATAAACAACATTTATACTCAGTACAGACATCTCACTTAGAACAAAGTTATGTTAAAAAATTAAATAAATCCAAGTCATTCAAATATGGATTTAATGATGATTTAGATTGCGTTGTAATAAGTAAGAACGGACAGATAGGTGAAATATATGCTATACAAGGTTTGAAAATAGCTTTACCACCCGAACCAAAAGAAATTGAATCTAATAGTAAAGTTCCAGAGGAGCAAGTTTTTACACGGACTAAAAAGCCTGAAACGCTGGGGAAAATAAAAACATTATATGATTTTAAAAAGTATCCAGAAAGCATTAAGGAAAAGTACTACGATTATATTAGCAATGAGTATAATAAGCGTAGTGATGGTCACTGGTTCATGTGCAACGGTAAAAGTCAATACATTACCGGTTCGCATTATGTCTACCTCAACTGGACTAAAATTGATATCGGGTTACCAGACTTTCGCCAAGCCAATAGGATATTATACATCTTCTGGGAGGCCTGTTGTGCAGATTCAAGAAGTTATGGAATGTGTTACCTTAAGAATAGAAGGTCCGGTTTCAGCTTCATGGCAAGTTCAGAAACTGTTAACCAGGCTACACTATCTAGAGACTCTAGATTTGGGATCCTATCAAAGTCAGGTGGAGATGCTAAAAAGATGTTTACGGATAAAGTTGTACCAATATCAACAAATTACCCATTCTTTTTTAAACCAACCCAGGATGGAATGGAACGTCCAAAGACGGAGTTATCCTACAAGGTCCCGTCGAAGAGACTCACTCGTAACTCCATTAAGGAGACGACAGACGACGCCGAACAACTCGGGCTCGACACCACGATCGACTGGAAGAACACGGGCGACAATTCATACGACGGAGAGAAACTTAAACTCCTCGTCCACGACGAATCAGGCAAATGGGAGAGGCCGGACAACATCCTCAACAACTGG